CTTGTCATCACGTGAGTGTAGCATTACACCAGGTTCGCAGCCTTTGCTCGAACCGCATGTGATAGCACTTCAATGTTTGACGTGCGCGATTTATCCCACGTCTTATATTGAAAGACTTCTTTTTCTTTTCATTTTAAATATTATTCATACGTGTTTATTATTTATTATAACCTTTATTTTAGTTGGTGATTATTATAAAATGTTTCAAAAACACAAAAATATTAACCAATCCTTTGTAAGTTAAACCTAACTTCTAGGCCAACCGTGAATCAGCAGATGTAGCGGTCGAACCCATTTCGTGTGAAAGTGAAACGTCTTATCTGCACAAACATGTACTAACGTATAGCCTAAACCAAGGTGCCACGCCCTGAAACATCGATGGAGTTAACCCTTGGCGGGGATTCTACGACACACCGCAAGGTGTACCTGCCGTAGTCTCGGATGATGGGTCTGCAAGTTGTCCGAGAATCGTTGCGAGGAGATGACTGGAGTCCGTTTGTGGTTGATTTTTCTGAAGTAATGAATAACACACCCTTTAAGCCTCTTTTTCTGTGTCGCAAAAACGCCAGTTGGCTGTGATCGTCTCCACATTGTTGCGAGACAAGCATTTGCTATAATGGGCGTTCCCGACGTTACCACCGGTGTTCACGGACCCCCCCCGGGGGGTGCGTTTTTGCGATTGTCCATTTTCTTTGTCCTTTAGTTTTTAGGGGTTGTTTATACTTGTGATACCATTCCTTTTCTCAAAGGGGGAGTGGCGTATTTAAACTTTGAGTGCATGTAAAGTCTTTTAAGTATTTCCTTATGCATTTTTGCGCTATTATTATTAAAGCTTGAAAATGTCTCTGTCAAAAGATTTCTCTGCTAGTCGAGTCCCTAAGGACTGGGTTATGAGCTACCTTGAGGCTCATAGGCACTTCGAACGTGCCGAGTTTATTGAGGACCGTCCGTACATAGGGTATGCTGAGGTCTCAAACATGGTTGATTGGTCTTTTCCAGTCAAAAACCGTGTGAGTCCTTATGCTATTCCCTTCGGATTGCCTTCTGATTTGCCATGGTTTCACATCGTGGAAACCATTTTGGCAAAGAAGCTTCGTTTTTCGTATGGTGCTTGTGTCGTTTTGTCCTGTTTTGTTGAAAACCTAGAGCTCCAAAAAGCTCTGGCTTCTATGTATTACTGTGATAATCGTCATGCGCATGAAATTTTGTATAGTCTTCGTCCTTTGTTTGTTCGTTTGATTTCTGGTATTTGTTATTTGTCGAAACCTGAAACGTCTACCGTTTCAAGTGTCTTCAAGTTTTTGAGTCCTAAAGTTGAACGTGCTGTTGAATCCTCGTCTGTTCGTTTTCATCTTGATCGTCTTCCTCCTGCCGCTTCAATTGTGCGTCGTGATCTTTGGCGTAAAAACCACCGTCGCTCTCGTGTCAAAAGAAATGGTATGAAGAAGCCTCCGTCTTCTCCTGTGTCTGATTGTCAAATTGATTTTTCTGATGAGAATTCTGATTTTCTGCTTGCTCTTGATCCTAAATTTGTTTCTCG